ATAGCCCCGGCAGCGCTACCCGCCCCCGCAGCTGCACCACCGGCCCCAAAAATAGAACCCACAATGCCACCCAGCGCCCCCGAGCCGCTCCCGGCTGCACCAAATAGCGCCTCCATGATTTGCGCGGCGGCGGCGTTGGCGGCCATGCGCTTGATTGTGTCGGCAAACGATTTGAGCATGCCGTCCATGCCTTGCTCGAACGGATTAAACAAAAAGTCAGCAAAGGCGCTTTGCATGTTGCGCGCACCTTGTTCGGCAAATACGCTGAGTTGGTCGGTGGTTTGTTTGCCCGCGCCGGATATGCGCTCTAACTCGCGGGCTAGCTGATCGCCGTTGATGATGCCCATGTTTTTGGCCTGGAATGCATCATCGTATTGCGTTTGTTTGTTGGGATCGATGCCGTTGTATTGATTAGACAGCCTAGCAAAATCGGCGTCGGCGGCTTGGCGTTGCTGGCTGGCTAGCTGTAAGCCTTGCTCGATCACGTCATCGTATTCCTGCCATTTTTTGATGTTGGCGTCGATGTAATCTTTTTCGGCAGCCAGATTTAACAGTTTGAGCGCTTGCTGATTGTTGAGGGTTTGAAACGCGCCAAACTGGATTTCGTATTCCATGTTTAGCGCAGCGCTGTTTTCGCCGTGCAGGTAGATTTCTTTTTCGAGACTCTTAATAGTTGAGTCATATGCAGATTGCAACGAGTCGACCGCCGTTTTGGTTTTTGCGGCGGTCTGCGTGGTGGTTTGCTCTAGCTTTTCTTGCCCGCCGATTAGCTTAGCCAGCGACGCATCAAAAGCCTGCGCCTCGGCGCTGGTCGTTGTGAGGGTTTTGGAGCGTTTGGCTTGGATATCGTCGATAATTTTGCTGCGCTGATTAAGCAAATCATTCAGGGTTTGCTCTGCCTGGATCTCGACCGGAGCTTTATCGCCTTTTGTGGTGCGGTTGTCTGCTAAATTTTGCTTAGCTTTGGCAATTTTGAAATTGATATCATCCAGCTCTTGACTCAATCCGCCGCCCGCGCCTAGCTGGCTCAAGGTGATACGCTCGAAGCCGTTGGATAAACCCTCTAGCGTACCCATTAAAATGCCGCTTTTAGCAATGGCTTTATCAATCTCTTCGCCGTACATCGTCAGCGGCTCTAAAATACCCAGCGCAAAGCTGCTGCGAAACGCGGCGGATCGGTTGGCCAGCTCATCCAGTTTATCGTTAAACTCCCCGGCTTTTTTAGCTTGCTCGGTGGTGATGCTGTTATGTTCCCGGCCTTTGTCGATCAGCGCCTGTATGCCGTCAGCGCCCTGCATTAATAACGGGGCCATTTCTGCATAGGATTTACCCAGCGTGGCCGCGCCTAATGCTGCGCGTTTTTGCGGGTCGTCGATGCTTTTAAACCGATCTGCCAGCTGTTTAAATGCCTCAACCGGGTCTTTGGCGCTGATGCCCAACGCGGCGAAATCCGCCGCGTTTTTAGTCATGTTGATCGACAGCTTATTGGACGATGCAACAAACGCTTCCATGGTCGTGTCGCCGATTTTGACCGCATATTGTAGCCCTGCCAGCTTTTCAACAGCGATGCCAGACCGATCCGCTAGATCATTCAGCGCGTCGGCGGCGTCGATGCCGGATTTGACAAAGGCGGTCAACCCAGCAGCGGACAAACCCACGCCCAGCTTAGCCATGGACGCATTAAATTTTGCCGCGCCTTGTTCAGCTTTGGCTTGGAATGTGCTCAAGCGCTTTTCGACGCTGTCTAATTGAGACGCGAATTTGACGACGTTGGCGGTAAAGTCAACGGTGATGCCGTAGGCCATAAAAACCCCTTAATTATTTTTTTGTTTTGTGTTGACAAAACAAATAAAGCTGATATACTTTTATACAAGTTCAGAGAGAACCTAAACCGACCCGGCGGAACTTGGAGACAAGCGGAGAGCAATCATGAAAACATTATTAAATAATCCAGTAATTGCAGAGCAAATATGCAAATTAGATAAGTATGTTGAAACAATTGATGTTGAAACTTTGGAGTTTATCAAAAACAAATTATTCCAGGCACTAGACGCACGTTTTGACTCGAAAGAAATGCTTGAAAATTATGTTTGGCAAGATTGCGACCCATTCAACAGACCTCAAACAGAACAAATTGAAGAAGGCGATAGCATTTGGGATGCTGTTAGAGATATTCAAAACGACATAATTAACGAATATGAATAAACAAGGCGCACCCAAAAACAACAAAAACGCCGCCAAAGACGACGGCGCAACCAGTCATTTGCACATGCGCTGCACCCCAGAAGAGAAAGCAAACTGGGTGCATGCGGCAGGCGGATATGTGGCTGACTGGGTACGCAAAACCCTGAATAACGCGGCTAAAAACCCAACTCTTTAGCCGCCTTTTCCACGCCCTTTTGCCCATCGACTAAAATCAATTGCGCGGCGCTGTCTTTTTTGGCATCAAAAGCCCGCCTTAAAAAATACTGGCCCTCGACTTTGTTGCCGCCCGTGCGGTAGCGGATGCCTTGCTTGACCTGCCCGAAGCGACGACGCGCGGCCACTTTGGCGCGCTTGGCTTGTAGTTGATCGCGGGTTATGATCCCCCTCGCCATGGCCTCACGCCCGCCGATTAACTGGCTGTTTTTGTTATATCCGGATTCGACAAACTGGCCATACCATGCGCCTTTAGGGTCTTTTCGAGATCGGCCCGGATTGACGCGCAGATACAGGCCGATTTTGCCGTTTTTGTTGAGTCGGTTTATCCGGCTGTTGGCTACCCGAATCGATTTACGCAAGCGACCTGTTTTAACTGGCGCATTGGCGCGGGCTTGGCGCGCCATATCGTTGGCGGCTTTGCGTAGGGTTTGCTTGATCAGTTTTTCGGCGATGTTGGGCGGTAGTTTTTTGAGTGCGGCTTTTAGACTATCAACCCCGCTGACTGTGCTCATGCCGATAATCCCGTATAACGATTAAATGCCTGACCAGGCTGTCTATGTCTGTGATGCCGTAAAGCTCGGCGGCAACCGGCAAACCAGCCCAATCCAGGCCGCCCAGCATATTCCAAACATGCGTTGCCAGCGCTAGCATGACCGGCTGCGGGTCGGCACTACCTCCCGGCAGTCGGCTTTGCTCTAGCCAGCGTCGGGCTTTTTTAGCGTGTCGGCCTGCTGTTGTGCGTGCTGCTCATAAGCGGCGATGATGCCGGAAACTAGCGGGTTAAATATATCAGGCCTGTCGCCTACCCACTCTGAAAACAGCTCCTGGGTAAATTCAACCAGCTTTGGCACCCCGCCGTTGATCAGATCAGACTCTTTAACGCCCCGCCAACCCTTCACATATTTTTTTAACAGATCCAGCGCTGGCAGTGTTTTTCCTCGCATTTCCTGCACATCCAAATCAGTAGGGCGGCTGACGATAAACGCCAGCCCAGCGGCCTCGATGTCGGTTTGACGTTGAGCGCGGATTTTGTCTATAAGTGCCTGGCTCATATTTCCGCCTGCTGAATGATGGCCAAGGCTTTGCCGTGGCTGATGCCGCTGTTTAAAACAGCTAGATGGTCGGTTTGTTTTTTGGGCAAATAAACTGTTAGCGTGGCGATGGGGATGGGCTTGTCACCGGTTAAGTGCAGCTCGACGCTGCGCAAGCCGGGGATTTTATCCAAGCCCAATGCTTTTAGCACGTCTTGATTAGTGGCGATGTCCATGCGGTTAACTGGCGTATGCGGTTAATTCGCCCTGGGCACTGATCGTGATCGACGTTGTGACCATGTTACCGGTTGAGCCGCCGGGGATTAACTGCGCACCGATGTAACCGTAAAAAAGCACCCGCTGACCGTTGCTAAATACGATCATAAACGCCCGCTGCGCTTTTTGGGATGATGCGGCTTTTGCGGCAATCAAGCCCGCGTCGGCGATGTCCCACACGGATTCGAACTTGTACTCAGTAGCGGAAGCTAGGCCGGGGATACTGGATTTTGCTTTGTCGTGAATTAGCGTGGTGTCGATGCTATCAAATTCGCCGCCCGATCCGTCGACTGAGGTTAAAGTTGCCAAGCTTGTGCCGAGCGTGATTTTTTCGATTGTTCCGCTAGTGAATGTGCCGTAGTTGGTGGTATTTTCGCCTTCGATAGTCAGCGTTGATCCGCTGGCAGCTTTGGCGCGGAAAATCCGCCCGTTAACCTCGGGCATGCCCTGCGCTTTTAGCAAAAAATACTCGCCGGCAGTGATGCCGTGAGCGCTGCCGGTGGTCATCACGCCCTCTGAGGCTTTGGTAATGGCGCTGACGGGCACGGCAGCGGCTATGGCAGACTGCATAAATACGTCAACGTCTGTCCAGGTGGAAATGTTAGCCATGTTAACTCCTAAGTTGGATTAAATTCTGATTGGGTGGTATAGGTCATTTGGTACGTGAGCCGAACGGCGTGCAATTCGGGGTCGTCTTCGGCAATATCAAAATCGGTGCTTGTGAGCACCAGGTTTTTGGCGGTGGCTGGAATGGTTAAAACTTGCTCGATTTGCAGCGCGTTGGCGTCCAAATCGGCTTCCGGCTTTTCGTCGTCTGGTGATCCGCGAATCCAGGCCGTAACCGATACCGACACTGTGCGCAGCTGCGGGCGCGGCTGGGCGTTGATGCTGGGTGTTTCGGTGGTTTCGGATTCGGCATATAACGTGATGCACGGGTATTGATTGCGCACTGGGGCGACACGTTGAATCCACACGCCCGAGTAAACGGTTTTAAGCTGGGTGCGGAGTGCTTCCAGCAGTGATCGACGTTTATGCACGGGCTAACCCTCGATAATCCACCTCGGGTTGCATGAGCTGCCATGCGGCTGCGGGTATGGTCATCGGGCGCAATCCGCCTTCGATGGTGGCTTGGTAGTTTTCCCACTGCCCCACAATAAACTTGATCGCCTCCCGCAATATCTGCGGCACGTCGCTTGCTGTCGGCCCGTAACCGGACACATATTGCACCCTGACCGCGCTGGGCACGTCTAACACACTGGGCCAGGCGTTTCCGTAAGACGGCAGCACACAATGTCCAACTGTGTCGACGATATATGCCGATGGATCTAGCGTAACAATCTGCGCAGCGGTGTTGGTGTATTGGATGGATGTGACGGATTGCAGGTTGCCTATTAGCAGCATCTCCTGTTCAAACGTCATAGCCCATCCGGTAAGCGTTTGATTAATCAACGCCCGCCCGGTTTTATCCTCCACCATTTGCCGCGCGGCGGTAATCCGCGCGGTGATGATGGCATCGCGGGCGGTGTCGTCGGCTTGGGTGATGCCGAGATATTCGCGCATTTCGGCTAGCGATATGGGCTCTATCGCGGGGGGCGTGGTTAGGGTGTGCTTCATAACGGCCTTAAAACAGGGTTGCTAATCCTGATCGTTCCTGTGATTGTAGAAACAAACTGCACGACAATCGGCTGAGTCGCGGGCAAATGAGGCGCTCCAAAAAACCTTTCTGCGGTCGGAAATCCACTGTTAAACAAAGCCGTTGTTTGCGTTGTGCCAGTGTTATCCCGGACGCTTAACATTGTTCCTGTATCATTAATTTCATACGGATCAGTTAGCACCAAACGATTGCTTTTCACTGTAGCAAAGTTTTTGTACACAGCATCAACCGTACCAGCCGCAATTGCTGTGTCCATTGCGGTATTAATCCGGGCTGCGATAGCGTTTGCAGTTTGTGACCCACCAGCGCCGCCTGATAAATCCAGGTTTGTAATGACGTTTGCTGCTTGTCCGACGCTGATATTGACAGTGTGGGCGGCAGTTAGTGTAAACGGCCCGATTTTTGAAATTAATTCAGGTTTTGGGATAGCTGGAATCGCAATGCTGAGAGGCATACAGATTTCACCAGATACATCAAAAATCTGCTCTGAGTGTCTCCAGAACCAGTTTGACCCTTGCCAAACATCCTGAAAACCTTGTTTTTCAGATTGAACCCTGAAATAACAACGACCAAGAGATGCATCAACCGGCGCAGTAAAATCAAGCACCTCAACCGACACGGACAAAATGTATTGCTTGCCGTATTCAATCGGCACCTTGTTCCAAGTCAGTCTAACCGGATTGGCTTCAACGCCAGAATTAGCTGTAATAGTCCAGCGGCCTTGCGAGTCGATGCTAGATGCAGTCACACCCGTTACGCCAGTACCGCTGTTTTGCAGCGACACGTTGATACCCGGTACTTCGGCGCAAACTGAGCCGCTTTTCATGTTCCCGGATGCAATCAATGCCATGTGATCATGACCAGCATTTTTAAAGCGTGGGTTAAACAACAAATTATTTGCTTTAACTGCGATCTGCTTCAATGAAGCAACGTTAGAAAATTCAGCCGGGGTTATGTCACCGTTGTTTACGTGATAAGCAACGCGCGTCAAAAAGGCTACTAACTGAGACTCTGTTAAATCGATAGTCGTATTAGCCGCGCCAAGTTGATAACCGCTTGACCCGTCTGGCGTTACACCGTGACATAAAAAGTTTAGAATAAATCCGGTAGAGTCAGCTAATGCATCAGCAAGCGCTATCATGTGCGCTTCATCAGTTACGCCAGTTCCAGCGTTTGGCTCATAATCGCCATGCGCGTTCGGATATTGGCTGCTAATGATTTCCGGCGCACCGTTTCCAACATCGGTTGATCTGACTGGATTAAATCTAATTTCTTTGTGCAATCGTCTTACAGCATTAAGCAAATTTTCTGTAAAATTGCTTCCAGGGCTTGCAAATCCGTCAAGCGTAATCCCGTTGGCTAACGCCGTGTCATAGCATTTTTTAAGCTTGTTATAGACGATTTGATGCTGTGACATGCCAGCAAATAGCGCAGTCTGATCGAGCACCTGCTTAGCGTTGCAATGCATTATCCTAACTGACGCCTCGCCACCGTGGCACCACGGAAACGAACCGTTTAAAACCCCTGATGAGCGCCTATCGTCTGTTAGTCTTGCAAAAATACCCTTTGTGTTGAGCTGAGTATTAATGTCTGCTACCAGCTCAACCAGCGTGTCATAAGAAGCGGAAGCTAAATTGACCGAGTAAATATTAATGCCGTCTGCCAAGATGTTAAATGTTGTGCCTGTGCGTCCGTACAAGCACCAAACATTTTTATGCCCGGTTGTGCCTGATGTGCCAGATAAATCAGCTTTGTTTTCCAGCACAATTCCCGCGCCGCAGCTCATTGGCCTATAGATATTGCTAAGATTTACAACGCCTGACGGGGCACCTGTAGCCGAATATTTGATTGTGTTGCCATCTACAATATCGGTTATAAAGGTTGCGCCAGTTTGCCCACCTGATCTATTGGCTGTATCACCAGCCCAAAAACCATGGTTAGTAAATGTTGCCGTGCATTTGCCGCCGGAAAATGTCGGAGTCCCTGTTGATGAAAAAACTAAATTCAGCGTTTGGTTAATTAACGCATTACTAGGTGCATCACTAGGCAACGCAACATCAGCATAGCAAGACCATCCTGGTATGCTGTTGATATAAGCAACAAGCAACGGAATGGTTTTGTAAGTGGTATTTAAATTGACAGATGACCAGCCCAGCGATCCATCACTTTGCCCTGTGACAGTTGCTGCAATTGTAATGGCCGGAAACGTGCCAGCAATAGTAACGCTCGCTGCCGTACCGTTGCCCGTGTATTTAATGCGGATGCCAGTAGATATGCGATTCCAATCATTTATATGCGGCTCTGTCGCATGTGACACAATCTCAGCGCCTTCAGACTGTATTCGCTTGATTTCGTCCCAAGACAAATAATCATTAACACCTGGCGACATTAAATCGCCGTCGGTATTGATTGCAACATACCAGGGCAATCCCAGTTTTGTTGCTATCTTGTGCAACCCTTGTCTATATTGAGATTGCGGATGGTCGCCGCCGAGCATAAGCAAAGATTTTACGACGCCGGATATTTTGCTGTCTGATTTTTCAGAATCAATGCTAAATGTTGCTATACCTAATTTTGCAAGTCTAGCCTCTTCGTCAATTGCTAAATTGGCAATGTCTCCATCCTCATAACCATTCCATTGCCTTAAAAATCGAATCGTCATTCCGCCACCTGCTCAAATTTTTCGGCGTCATCAAACGCTTGTTTAGGCGTTTTTCGGCTGGTTTTTTGGGCTTCCGGTGTTTCCGGTGTTTCCGGTGTTTCCGGTGTTTCCGGTGTTTCCGGTGTTTCCGGTGTTTCCGGTGCTTCCGGCGCTTCCGGTGCTTCCGGTGTTTCCGGTTGTACTGGTTCGATAACGTCCAGGTAATCTGCAACCCGGCAATCGTTGACCAAATGCGCGGCAAAATCGTCGGATACGTTGAGGATATCGCCGGTGCTTAATGTGCCATGCGTTGCGGTGATGGCTGTACCTAAAATTTTAATGCGTGGCATGCGTACTCCTTAAAAAGGGTGGCCGTCCCTGGCCTATGGCGGTAACGATGGTGATTATGCCGGTGTCAAATCGCCGTAACGAACGGCGGCGGGACGCTCGACAGCCAAACCACAGCGGCGGGTTGCCAACAATGTCACCAGCTGC